GAGAAGAAGCAGAAAGAAAGCAGAAGGATAAAGAAGTGAAAGTAGCGATTATTATGAACACACTCTGGATTTCAGGTGCGTCAGCTATCGTTGTTCCACTTGTTAGCATCACGTTTCACGTTATTACAAATAGGGGTTTTTGATGATTCCAATTCTTGGCGCATTGTTAGGTACGCTTGCTGAAAGCGGCCTTGGTCTTCTGTCCTCTGCTATCCAGGCAAAAGGTAAGGAAGTCGTAGAGAACACACTAGGCGTGAAGATTCCTGATAATCCGACTCCTGCCGATGTTGAAAAACTGCGAGAGTTGCAGTACCACCATGAAGAGCGCCTAATTGAGCTTGGCATCGAGAAGGCCAAGATGGAACTGGCTGAAATGGAGATGCTAGCAAAGGCTGCACAGAATGATGCTGACAACATCACAGACCGCTGGCAAGCGGATATGAACTCTGACTCTTGGCTATCAAAGAACATACGCCCCATGAGCCTTATAGCCATCTTCATGGGCTACTTTCTGTTTGCCATGATGTCTGCATATGGCCTTAACGCCAATGAGTCCTATGTGACCCTATTGGGCAACTGGGGAATGCTCATTATGGGTGCTTATTTTGGAGGCAGGACAGTAGAGAAGCTCGCTGAGATGCGGAGCAATAAGTGAACATCTTTATTCCCGTACTCTACATCTGTATGAACGGGCATTGTGAGTTTTTTCAACAGCTTGCCCACTACACCGATAAGCAACAATGCATAGCAGTTGTGATGGCAAAGAGAGAAGAATACATAAAGATGGGCGCAACGGTAGATGCAACTTGCATTGATTTAATTGTTCAAAAAAGGGGTTTGTATGAGTCTTAGTCAAGAACAGGCAGCTTTCCTGCTGGATATGTGCAAGCTGATTCAGTACGCTACTGAGCAGGGTTTTATGGTCACTGGAGGCGAGTTAGCGCGTACACCTGAGCAACAGGCCATCTATGTGAAGACGGGTCGCAGCAAGACCATGAACAGCATTCACCTTAAGCGCTGTGCAATGGACTTGAACTTCTTTAAAGATGGAAAAATCATCTGGGATAAAGCTACCCTGGCTCCACTTGGCGCGTATTGGGAGAGCTTGCATCCCAAGCATCGTTGGGGCGGAAATTTTCGTTCATTGGTTGATTGTCCCCACTTTGAGCGCAACGTATAGTCATGCGTATATTGATGCAATAGATGTGTGCTAGATTTCGCGCAACTTTGCGGAGTCATCATGCAAGCTAAAGTTTCACGTCAAGAATTCATCAATGTTTGGAACCGTTACGGCTCCGCTACCAAGGTAGCAGAATATTTAGACATTTCGGAACGGCTAGTTCACCGCCGTAGACGCAGGATAGAAAAAGACCTGAACCAACCGCTTGTCAGCGTTGATGAGCGAGGCAAAGCATACGCGCACATTCAGCCAATCAAAACGTCTCTCAACCGAGTTGACCTTGGCATCCTTGACCAGACCATAATCGTCTTCTCTGACGCGCACTTTTGGCCTGGGGAATACACAACTGCCTACAAGGGTTTGCTGTGGGCAATAAAAGAGCTAAAGCCTCATGCAGTCATCAGCAATGGTGATGCCTTTGACGGGGCTACGGTTAGTCGCCATGACCCGCTAGGATGGTCAAAGACTCCTAGCGTTATCGAAGAGTTAAAAGCGGTTCAAGCGCATCTTGGCGAGATTGAGGAAACAGCCAAAGCAGCACGACACAATGTAAAGCTGTTATTTACATGGGGCAATCACGATACACGCTTTGCCAACAAGTTAGCGTCACAAGCGCCGCAATACAAAGAAGTGCATGGATTTAAGTTGGAAGACCATCTACCAGCATGGGAGTTTGCATGGTCTGTTTGGCCTACAAAAGACTGCGTTATAAAGCATCGTTATAAGAACGGCGTTCATGCTGCCCATAACAACACTGTAAACGCAGGAGTCAGCATTATTACTGGTCATTTACACAGCCTAAAAGTGACTCCATTTGCTGATTACAACGGCAATCGGTACGGCGTAGATACGGGGACTTTAGCAGAGCCGTATGGCCCGCAGTTTGATTATGGCGAGGGCAGCCCACTCAACCACAGGTCTGGATTTGCGGTTCTGACATTCAAAGGTGGTAGGATTTTGTGGCCTGAGCTAGTTCACAAGTGGGACGAAAATCAGGTTGAATTTCGAGGACAAATCATCAACGTATAGGAGTTACCATGTATCAGTTTGAAATGCTAATTGAGTCGGGTTCTATCACCATTGAAACCGATGACATGAACGTCATCAAGGTCATCCAAGACGCAGCCGCTTACTATGAAGAAAATGGTTGGGAAGTCGTGGAAGACATCGAAGAAGACGAAGAAGAAGTCGAAGAGGACGATGAGTCCGAAGATGATTGGGAAGAAGACGAAGAAGCCTAATCGGGGTAAATCATAGCCAGAGCATCATTCAATGATGCCTGGATTTTAGACACGACTTGCTCAAAAGGTAAGTCGTGTTTTCTATGTTGACGCAGTATTTCGTTTATCTCATGCAGAGTCTGCCAAGCGTAGCCCGAATGGATAGCTTTAATGGCCTCTTCCTCGTCATTGAATGTGGCGTTGATTTTCATATTCATTCCTTAGTCTTTCTGTTACTTGGTTTAGGGCAATTCTCAGGCACATCGGCTACACACCAAATAGCCTCTGGCGGCTTTTGATGCTTCCCTAACAGCCACCTATCAATATAGCAATCTGCCATCTTTTTAAGGCAGGTGCGTACAACCCGCGAATCAATAAAAGTCTTTGTGCAGATTTCTGAGACTGTCAAGCCATCAGGGAAGTTATGCAGCAAGCCACGAATAATTGGTGCTTTCGGTGCATGAGGAATATTTTCAAAACTCATTGCTCATCCTTTGGCTTAACTTCCACTTCTTCAGTTGCAACAATGTGGTAAACATTACCTTCTCCATCTGTACACACACTGTACATACCGTCGATGTGGTGAAACTTTAGCTCCAATCCATCTTTGAGTACGATTGTGCTATTTTTTGGCACGTTATATAACTTCACTTTGAGCCACCATTTCGTTTAGGGCTATGTCCACCTCGGCCTGCGCCGCCATCCCATCCTCATACCCACGGGCATAACTGTTCTGCTCCATAGCAATCAGTTGGTTAATTAGGCGCTGCTGTATCTCGCAGATGCGCGTCAGGCTATCCAATGCTAAATCACGTTTGCTCATGTGTTCTTCTCCTTCAAGGCGGCTTCATGGGCGCGGGCAAATTCCATCCAATCAAGCGACTCTTTGTACCAAATGTCAGCCAGTTCATCATCCGTCAGCCCTACCCACGGGCGTTTGCGTTCTTTTAGGCTTGCGTCTAACCATTGGCCCAATCGGTCAATGTGAAGCATCCCCGTTGGCTCCTGTGCTGGCTGTGCTGGCTGTGCCACTTCAAATTTCTCAAACAACGCATCTTTGTCCGCAGCCGCGTCACGCTTTGAATTAAATCCGGTCATGCTTCTTTCCTCAGTTTGTCGTACAGCGCCTGCTGCTCTTGCTTCCACATAGGCGTTGATGGTTTGTAGTCCATGTACTGTTCGTACATCTTCAACAAAGTCTCTTTGTCGATGTAGTAGTTGCGTACCACCGCCAGCTCAAAGATGTCCGCTGACAACGCTTTCATTGCTGATTTGTGGTGACAATCATCACCATCCCAATCATCTATAGCCTTGGCGCTCCACTTCAGGTCATCGCCTATTCTGCGTAGTACTCTCATGCTACCGCCCACCACACAATGCCACCAACAGCAGTGGCAAGCAAAATAAACAAAAATATAACAATTAGAACGGTTGCCATGCTAACGAATAAGTCGCCGCCTGCATCGGTATCTTCATCGTTCATGCCTGCTCCTTTAGCTCATCCAATGTGCTGGTCAATCGTTCGATTCGGTCAATGTTGTACTGCACTACGCTTCTTGCGTAGTCTTGGGCGCTCTGAGCTTCCAATTTAGACCGATGCGCCTCTACTAACTCTCTGACCACCAATTCAATAAGTGTTGGCGTTTGCAGGAGCTTTTTGATTGACTTAATCATTTGCACTCCTTCGTAAACGCAGCAACCCGCACTTTGCATTCAGGCTGGTAGGTTGCATACCCTAAGTAAAACCCTGCTGCAATGATGCTGGCGCATAAGCCAACCAGGGCAAAGAAGTCTAGGATGTATTTCATGCTTCATCCTTCACAAACACGCCATTAGCAAGCAATGTTCCTTTGCGGTCTTTGATTTCCTCATAAGCCAATTTTATGCAATCAACTAGGTTGATGTCCTGCAAGGCGCAGTAAACAATGAGGCAAACCATCACATCACCCACGCCATCAGCAATGCCATCCTGGTCATTCTTGATGGTTGCATCTGCCAACTCACCAATTTCACTCATT